TCGTGGTGTCGGCTAACAGCGAGTCGCAACTGCGCTCAGTCACATGGGGCGAGCTGACTAAGTGGCAGGCCATGATCATCAACGCGCATTGGTGGGAGATCAGCGCGACTAAACTCGTGCCAGCCAAGTGGGTGTGTGAGCTAGTCGAGCGCGACTTGAAGAAGGGGACGCGGTACTGGGCGGCTGAGGGTAAGCTGTGGAGTGAGGAGAACCCAGACAGCTACGCGGGTGTGCATAACCACGACGGCATGATGTTAATATTTGATGAAGCGAGTGGCATACCTGACGGCATCTGGTCCGTGGGGGCAGGCTTTTTCACGGAGAACATATTAGATCGGTATTGGTTCGCGTTCAGCAACCCGCGCCGTAACCAAGGCTACTTTTTTGAGTGCTTCAACTCTAAGCGCGACTTTTGGAACGGGAGACAGATAGATGCACGTCAGGTCGAGGATACAGATAAAGCGGTTTACGAACAGATTATTGCCGAGTATGGTGAGGACTCGTCGCAGGCGCGGGTCGAGGTATATGGTGAGTTTCCATCAGCAGGTGAAGATCAGTTTATTAGCCCGACACTTGTCGAGGACGCGTTCAAGCGTGAGAGATATAAGGATACGTCTGCGCCTATCGTTATCGGCGTTGATCCAGCACGCGGGGGCGCGGATAGCACGGTCATCCTTGTGCGTCAAGGGCGTGACATCATTAGCATCAAGCGCTACCAAGGCGAGGACACGATGTCTATCGTTGGGCGTGTCATCGAGGCGATAGAAGAGTTCAAGCCCGTGATGACAGTCATTGACGAAGGCGGCCTGGGGTATGGCATATTGGATCGGCTAACCGAGCAACGCTACAAGGTCAGAGGTGTGAACTTCGGATCACGCGCTAAGAACAGCATCATGTGGGGCAACAAACGGGCAGAGATGTGGGGCGCCATGAGAGAGTGGCTCAAGACTGCGAGCATACCAGAGGATAAAAAACTCAAGTCAGACCTGACAGGGCCTATGAAGAAGCCGAACAGTAGCGGTACGATCTTCTTAGAAGGTAAGAAAGAGATGAAGGCAAGAGGCATGGCAAGTCCTGATGCAGCGGACGCACTATGCGTCACGTTTGCATTTCCAGTAGCGCATCGTGAGTATGTTGACAAAGGCATAAAAAAGTCGTATGCTAACGGTGGCGGTATATCTAGTTCATGGATGGGAAGTTAAAATGGCTACAAAAAAAGCACATGACAAACCTATTGCGCGTACTACTAAAGGTAAAGACGCAAACTACAAGCCTACAGAGCAAGGCGCTGGCATGACAGCTAAAGGCCGTGCAGAGTATAACGCCAAGAACAATAGTAACTTAAAAGCACCAGCACCAAACCCAAAGACAAAAGCCGACGAAGGCCGTAAAGCATCGTTCTGTGCTAGAATGGGTGGCGTAGTGAAAAATGCTAAAGGTGAAGCACCTAGAGCAAAAGCAGCACTTAAAAAATGGAAATGTTAAGGACATTATGATGGCAGCTAAACCAGGTTTATACGCAAATATTCACGCAAAGCAAGAACGCATTAAAGCAGGTTCAGGCGAAAAGATGAGAAAGCCTGGTGCTAAAGGCGCACCAACAGCTAAAGACTTTAAAGAGTCAGCTAAGACAGCTAAGAAAGGTAAGTAAAATGCCGTTAAAAAAGTCACCAAGCAAAAGTGCGTTTCGTGAAAACGTCAAAGCAGAGATTAAAGCAGGCAAACCAATTAAACAAGCTGTTGCAATTGCGTACTCAGCAAAAAGAGAAGCTACTAAAAAAGGTAACAAATGAGACTTAAACCATTAAGCGACTGCATCGTAGTAGAGCAAGACGAAGAAAAAGTAAGCAGTATTATTTTTGTACCAGGTGCTAAGAAGTTGTTTAGCGGATATGTACGCGCAATTGGCCCAGGGAAGAAATTAGAAAATGGAAACTTATCAAATATGGATGTTCAAGTTGGGGATCATATTATGTTTGGTGAGTACACAGGTCAAACGACGACTATCGACGGTAAAGATTACCTAATGATGCGTAACACGGAAGTGATTGGACTGATAAATGAGTGATGAAATGGTAACCGTCGGTGTTGTCGCTAATGGCGGCAACAAGAAAAGCGATCCTAGGGATATGCTGGCTACAATGCGTAGCCGTTTTTCTATGGCGGTTTCTGCTTACTCAGAGTCAAGAGAAGATGAACTTGACGACTTACGTTTTGAGGCGGGTTCGCCTGACAACCAATGGCAATGGCCTGCGGATGTGTTGGCAACACGTGGTTCAGTACAAGGCCAAACAATTAATGCTAGACCTTGCTTAACAATCAACAAGTTACCGCAACACGTTCATCAAGTTACTAATGAACAACGCCAAAACCGACCTTCGGTGAAGGTAATTCCTGTGGATGATAATGCTGACGTAGAGGTCGCAGAGATATTCGAGGGAGTTATTAGGCATATTGAATATATTTCAGATGCAGATGTCGCATACGACACCGCATGTGAGAATCAGGTCACCTATGGTGAAGGTTACATCCGTGTACTAACTAAATATTGCGACGACAATACATTTGATCAAGACATCTACATTGGTCGCATCCGCAATTCCTTTAGCGTGTACATGGACCCTACAATCCAAGACCCAACTGGCGCTGATGCTGAATGGTGTTTTATTACAGAGGATATGACAAAAGCTGAATACGAGCGTCAATTCCCTGATGCAGCGCCAATATCATCCATTATGCAGCAAGGTGTAGGCGACTCTTCACTAAGCCAATGGTTAACAGAAGATACAGTCCGTATCGCAGAGTATTTTTACATAGATCACACGCCTTCTAAGCTAAATCTATACCGTGGCAACATCTCAGTAGTAGAAAATAGCCCTGAAGATAAGCAAATGAAAGAGATGGGCCAAAAACCTATCAAGTCACGTACTGCTGACGTTAAAAAAGTCAAGTGGCTAAAGACAAACGGCTTTGAAATCTTACAAGAACAAGAGTGGGCAGGTTGCTACATCCCTGTCGTGCGCGTAGTAGGTAACGAGTATGAAGTAGATGGACGATTGTACGTGTCTGGCCTTATACGTAATGCAAAAGATGCACAACGTATGTACAACTACTGGGTTTCACAAGAAGCTGAGATGTTGGCATTGGCGCCAAAAGCACCATTTATTGGTTACGGCGGTCAATTTGAAGGCTACGAGACTCAATGGAAAACTGCAAACACGACAAATTGGCCTTATTTAGAGGTTAACCCTGACGCAACAGATGGTGCAGGCGCTGTATTACCTTTACCGCAACGTGCGCAACCACCAATGGCTTCTAGTGGTCTATTACAAGCAAAAGCAGGCGCTTCAGACGATATTAAGTCATCTACAGGTCAATATGACTCTAGTTTAGGTGCAACGAGCAACGAACGCTCAGGAAGAGCGATTTTAGCGAGAGAAAAACAAGGCGATACGGGTACATACCACTATATTGACAATTTAGCACGTGCTATTCGTCATATTGGACGTCAATTAGTGGATTTAATCCCAAAAATCTACGATACAGAGCGTGTTGCACGTATTATTGGCATTGATGGCGAAGTAAAATCAGCGAAAATTAACCCTGATCAGCCTGAACCAATCAAGAAAATAGTAGATGAAACAGGCATTGTAATTGAGAAAATCTACAATCCTAGCGTTGGTAAGTACGACATTGCGGTGTCTACTGGCCCAAGTTACATGACAAAACGTCAAGAATCATTAGATGCGATGAGCCAACTATTGCAAGGCAACCCACAATTGTGGCAAGTGGCTGGCGATTTGTTTGTTAAGAACATGGATTGGCCTGGCGCACAAGAAATGGCTAAACGCTTTGCTAAAACGATTGATCCTAAGCTATTAAGCGATCAAGATGAGGACCCAGCATTAGCGGCAGCAAATCAACAATTAGAAGCGATGGGTCAAGAGCTAGATCAGCTACATAGCATGTTGCAAAATGTTAGCAAGTCTATGGAAGCGCAAGATTTGGCGATTAAAGAGCAAGAAGCTAACATTAAAGCTTACGATGCTGAAACTAAACGTATTAGCGCAGTCCAAGCGTCTATGTCGCCAGAACAGATACAAGATATTGTAATGGGTACTGTGAATGGCATGTTAGATAGCGGCGACTTAGTAGGCATGATGCCAGACCGAGATATGCCTGACGAAATGCCACAAGGCGAGATGCCAATGCAAGAAGAACAGCCTATGATGCCACCTGAAGGGATGCAACAATGAAAGCCTGTGATTTCGTAGGGATACTATTCTTAGCAAGAGATGTAACGCACTCCGTTCATCTTAATACACGTAGCTATTCAAAGCATAAAGCACTACAAAGGTTCTATGAGAACATTATTGAGTTAGCAGATAACTTTGCTGAAGCCTATCAAGGCCGTCATGGTTTGATGGGACCAATAACCTTGCAGACAGCTAAAAAGACTACTAATGTCGTTCAATTTTTAGAAAATCAACTAGAAGAAATTGAAGCAGACAGATACAAGATTTGTGATAAAGATGATTCTACAATACAGAATCTGATTGACGAAATTGTAGCGCTTTACTTAGCAACGCTATATAAATTAAGGTTCTTAGCATGACCGTTTCAGTTACCCACTCTACACCTGCAGACGGCACTTTTAGTGCTGCAGGCGCTACAGCGTGGAACGCTACCCACACCTTGTCAGGCGTAGGTACAATGGCGGAACAAGATGCTAATGCAGTTGCAATTACTGGCGGTACGATTACAGTCACTACTTTAACTGCAACAACAGGCATCAGCGGCGGGGTATTCTAATGAATAGCTTTTTTGGCGGTGCATTTTTTGCAGGTGGGTTTTTTCAGAGTATTATTACTGCAGGTCAACAATTTTTGATCGAAATTAGATCATTTACACAAAGTAGGAGAATTTAAATGTCAGTTAACTTAAAAGCTATTACCACACGTCTAGGGTATCAGCAAATTACAACACTTACCTCGGCTACAGGATTGACAGTTCCTTATGTTGATTTAAACGGGCTTAATTGCAGACCTTCTATTGCATTGATTACACCTGAAACGCAAGCCGTTCGTTGGCGCGATGATGATGTTAACCCTACAGCATCTGTAGGCATGCCATTAGCAGCAGGCGTTACATTACAGTACGATGGTGATTTGACTAAGATCAAATTTATTGAGCAAACAGCTAGTGCTAAAATTAATATCAGCTACTACGCATAGGGGTTAAAAAATGGATATTTCAAACGGTAATGGCGGTATTAATTCAGGAAAATTAGTAGATTATTTTACTAAACAGTTCCTTAAAGACTTAGGCGAGATGGCTGCATTAAAAGCTGAACTTGAAGCTCGTCAAGGTGCTTTGTCAGCAGTAGAAGATGCTAACAAGTTACGTGCAGATGCAGATGCTTATGCCGCAGCTAAGAAAGCTGAAGCTGACGACAATTTACTTGCAGCTAAACTTAAAAACGCTGAGTCAGACATTAGAAAGATTAATTTAGATAAAACTGTAACTTCTTTTGAAGTAACTGCAAAAACAGTTAATGAAGATTTAGATGCTCGTGAAAAATCACTTTCTGGTAAACTAAAAAGCTTGACAGAATCAGAAGCAGCCGTAGCTAAAGCTAACGAAAAAGCAGAAGCACTACTAGCAACGCTTGAAGCTGATCGTGCTACATTAGATGCACGTATTAAAGCGTTCCAAGCAAAAGTAGCAGCAATAAACGTATAATAAAAACTGTACTAGTGCAGTTCACTAGGGTTTCTAAGGAAACAAAATGAGTGAAAACCAAGAAGTAGAAGTAATAGCGGAAGTACCCGCGCCAGAGACAGAAGTTACGACAGCTCCTGAAACTGATGCACCAGCAGTAGAAGTGTCGGAAGAAAAGCCAGCAGAAGCCACTAAAGTATTCTCACAAGAAGAACTAGATGCAGCCATTGGCAAACGCTTGGCAAGAGAACAACGTAAATGGGAAAGAGATCGTGCTGCTCAGGCTTCAACACCTGTAGCGCCTAAAGATGTCCCTGCGCCTGATCAGTTTGAATCAGTAGAAGCGTATGCCGAAGCATTGGCAATACAAAAAGCTGAACAGTTGATTGAGCAAAGAGAACAACAAAGGCAACAGCATGAAATTTTAGAGTCCTACCACGACAAGGAAGAAGAAGCACGAGCAAAGTATGACGACTTCGAGCAAGTTGCATACAACCCTAGTGTTCCTATTACTCAAGTGATGGCTCAATCTATTCAAGCTTCAGATGTAGGTCCTGACCTGGCTTATTACCTAGGGACAAACATTAAAGAAGCTGAACGTATTGCTCGTTTAGCGCCAATCTTACAAGCAAAAGAAATTGGCAGACTTGAAGCAAAAATTGCTAACGAGCCTGTTACTAAGAAAACAACAAGCGCACCTGCGCCTATATCGCCTGTGACGGCTAAAGGTAGTGGTTCACCAGCGTATGACACGACAGACCCTAGGTCTGTAAAAACGATGTCTACATCTGATTGGATTGCGGCTGAAAGAGCTAGACAAGCAAAGGCATGGGAAGCGAAAAAAAATAGATAGGTCTGATGATTTCATGTATAATGATTACATGAATAAAGCAGACGAAAATTATATGATGGCATCCTCTTATCAAGAGGTCGAAGATTTAAGGCGGGAACGCAATAAAGAAGCGGCAGCAAGATATAGAGAACGAAATCGGGAAAAGGTTAACCAACGCATGCGCGATTGGCGGGACGCAAATCGGGAGAAATCCCGTGAACATGCTCGTGAATGGCGTAATCGTAAGTTAGCGAATGGTACTGCTGAAGAAATTGCAGATTTTAGGGCAAAAGAAGCAGCTAAGACTAGACGCACACAATCGGTATGCAAAGATGAAATTTATGCCGCGTATGGCGGATATATTTGTGCATGTTGCGGTGAATCTGAACCTATGTTTTTGTCGATAGATCATATACATAATAACGGGGCTGAAGAAAGAAAAGCTGGGCTATACCGTGGAAGCGGAACAGCGTTTTATCAATGGCTTCGTAAAAATAAGTTTCCTTCGGGATACCAAGTATTATGTATGAACTGTCAAGTCGGGAAACATAAAAACGGTGGCGTATGCCCTCATCAAACTTCCGCTAACTTAAAAGGAAACTTATTATGAGTAACTCAATATTAACCATTGACATGATCACACGCAAAGCGTTGGAGATCTTGGAAAACAACCTAGTGATCACACGTAACGTGAATCGTCAGTACGATGATTCTTTTGCCGTAGAAGGCGCTAAAATTGGTTCTACATTGCGTATCCGTTTACCAGATCGCGCTTTAGTAACTGACGGTGCAGCTCTACAAGTTCAAGATGACAACGAACAGTTCACAACATTGACTGTTGCACAACAAAAACACATTGGTGTTAACTTCACATCTGCTGAATTGACTATGCAATTAGATGACTTTGCAGAACGTGTATTAAAACCACGTATCTCACAATTGGCTTCTAGCGTTGATGCTGACGTTGCAAACGCATACAAAGCAATCTACAACTCAGTAGGTACACCAGGTACTACGCCATCAACTTCATTGGTATTGTTGCAAGCTCAACAAAAACTAAACGAAGGTGCTGCTGTAATGTCACCACGTTACGCTACTGTTAACCCTGCTGCTAACGCTGGCTTGGTTGAAGGTATGAAAGGTTTGTTTAACCCAACTGACACAGTTTCACGTCAATTCAAAAACGGTATGATGGGTATGGGCGTATTGGGCTTCGAAGAAGTTAACATGTCTCAATCAATCAAACAACACACTACTGGTGCATGGGGTACAGCAATCACAGTTACTTCAACAATTACTGCTGAAGGTACAAGCTCTATCGGTTTGAGCTTCACAGGTTCAAGCAAAACATGGAACGTAGGCGACATCTTTACAATCGCTAACGTTTATGCAGTTAACCCACAAACACGTGAAACAACTGGTTCATTGCAACAATTTACAGTAACTGCTGCTGCAACAGGTTCTTCAACAACAACAGTTTCAGTATCTCCTGCTTTGTACACTCCAAACAACGCATTGGCAACTGTAGACAGTTTCCCAGTAGCAGGCGCTGTGGTAACTATGTTCGGTGCAGCTTCAACACAATACGCACAAAACTTGGTTTACCATAAAGATGCAATCACTTTTGCAACTGCTGACTTGTTGTTACCACAAGGCGTAGACATGGCTTCACGTCAAGTACACAATGGCATCTCACTACGTGTTGTTCGTCAATATGACATCAACAACGATCGTTTGCCTTGCCGTATTGACGTTCTATATGGCTTTGCTACAATTCGTCCACAAATGGCTACCCGTATCTGGGGTTAGTCTAGGTAAGCCCCACTTCGGTGGGGTTTCAACATTATATTAGTAAAGGAAATTATCATGGCTCTTCCAAATGGTGCAGGTGGTTATCAAGTTGGTGACGGCAATTTAGCCGAACCTATTATCGGTTATCAAGCAGCTCCGTTATCTGTAGCAGCAACAGCTACACTAACAGCAGCTCAAGTTACAGCAGGTATTTTGTTAGTTGGTTCAGGCGCTACTGCTGCTCAAACATACACATTGCCTTCAGCGGCTTTAATCGACGCAGCTATTAGCTCTGCTAAAGTTGGCTCAACTTTTGACTTAAGCATTGTTAACTTAGGTACATCTTCAGGTACTGGCGCGTTAGCATTAGGTTCAGGTACAGGCTTTTCTGATGGCGGTAACGCTACAGTAGCAGTGGCAATTACGTCAAGCGGTTTATTCCGTTTCCGTAAAACTGCTGACAGCGCTTATTCTGTATACCGCATAGGTTAATGTAATAAACCCACCCTTCGGGGTGGATTTTTAATAAAGGAAATATTATGCCAAATACCAAACCAGTAGGCGTAGCCTATTCAGACCCTGAGCTATCAGGCGCTACAATTGATAATTCGCCAATTGGCGCAACAACACCTAACACTATTGTAGGTACGACTGTGTACTCTGCACTAGAAATTGGTTATTCAGCAGGCGCACAAGGTGCAGTTACTCAAGCTACAAGCAAAACAACAGGTGTAACATTAAACAAATCAGCAGGTCAAATTACATTAAACGGATCAGCATTAGGTGCAGGCGCTACTGCTATTTTTACTTTAACTAATAGTTTACTTTCAGCTAAAGATGTATTGATTGTTAACGTAGGTTCTGGCGGCACTAGTGGTGCTTACTGGCCTTACGTGGCTAACGTTGGTGCAGGATCAGCAGTTATTGGCGTTTATAACAATACTGCAGGTTCATTATCAGAAGCTATCGTACTTAATTATGCAATTTTTCACAACGAATAAAAATAAGGGCTTCGGCCCTTATTTATAAGGTTCAAAATGGCTATTACTTATTTAAAACATGAAATACACGGCACTAAAATTGCCTATATGGAAGCAGAAGTAGAAGCAGATGCACAAAACGGCTGGATAGAGTATAATCCTGATACGCCTGCTGAACCGACAGTAGTTGCGGCTCCCGTCAATGAACTGGAAGTTAAACGACGTAGAAAAGAATAAGGAGCCTTAATATGGCAACGGCTGGCGATCAAATTAATGGAGCGTTACGATTACTTGGCATTTTAGCTGAAGGCGAAACTCCATCTGCAGAAACATCACAAGATGCGTTAACTGCATTAAACCAAATGATAGATAGCTGGAATACAGAACGTCTAGCCGTATTCAGTGCGCAAGACCAAGTGTTCTCATGGCCCCCTAACGTATTATCAAGAACATTAGGTCCTACAGGTGACTTTGTAGGCAATCGTCCTGTATTGCTAGAAGATTCAACTTACTTTAAAGACCCGTCAAACGGCATCTCTTTTGGTATCAAGTTTCTTAACCAACAACAATACAACGGTATTGCAGTTAAGACTGTGACATCTACTTACCCACAAGTTATTTGGGTAAACATGACATACCCCAACGTTGAAATGTACGTCTATCCAAAACCTACTAAGGTATTGGAATGGCATTTTGTATCTGTTGAAGAAATAACACAGCCAGCTACATTAGCGACAGAGTTATACTTCCCACCAGGTTACTTACGTGCCTTTAAATATAACTTAGCTTGCGAGATAGCACCTGAGTTTGGTGTAGAGCCAAGCGCACAAGTATCACGCATTGCAATGGCATCTAAGCGTAACTTGAAACGTATCAACAACCCTGACGATATTATGAGCTTGCCTTACAGCATTGTTGGCACTCGTCAACGCTACAACATCTTTGCAGGTAACTACTAATGAAAAGTCCTATCTTAGGTCAATCTTATGTAGCTCGGTCTATTAATGCTGCGGATAACCGCATGATTAATCTATTCCCTGAAGCTACCCCTGAGAACGGCTTAGAGATAGGCTATCTTAATCGTGCGCCTGGACTAACAACGCTATGCACCGTAGGTACAGGTCCTATTAGAGGTCTGTGGGCGCATCAAACAAACGGTACAGATGCGTACTGCGTATCAGGTACAGGCTTTTATAAGATAAATACAGACTACACGTCAACGTATATTGGTGAAGTGTTAGGGTCAGGGCCAGTCACATTTGCTGATAATGGTACACAGATATTTATTGCTGCTAACCCGTTAGGCTACATCTACAACGAAGTAACTAACGTGTTTGCTAAGATTACTGATCCCGACTTCACAGGTGCAGGGACCGTATGCTATTTAGATGGCTACTTTGTATACAACGAGCCTGATAGCCAAAAGATATGGATTACCCAGCTTCTTGACGGCACGTCAGTAGACCCGCTAGACTTTGCTAGTGCTGAAGGTTCACCTGACGGTGTAGTAGCAGTTAACACTATTCATAGAGAACTATGGGTGTTTGGTACAGATACAACTGAAGTTTGGTACGACTCAGGCGCGACAGACTTTCCGCTAATCCCTATTCAAGGTGCGTTTAACGAGACAGGCTGTATTGCCCCCTATTCAGTAGCCAAGCTAGATAACTCTCTCTTTTGGCTAGGTAACGACCCTCGTGGGTTTGGTGTTGTGTTTAGGTCTAATGGCTATGCAGCACAGCGCGTATCGACACATGCAGTAGAGTATGCGATACAGAACTACGGCTCAATATCAGACGCTGTAGCGTACACATACCAACAAGAAGGTCATGCGTTCTATGTGATTAGTTTTCCTACAGCTAACGCCACATGGGTGTATGATGTAGCGACAGGCTCATGGCATGAACGTGCTAGTTTGATTAATGGCGAGTTTGCTCGTCATCGTTCAAACTGTCAATGTAACTTTCAATCAACAACATTAGTTGGCGATTACGTGAACGGTAATATCTATAAGTTTGACTTAGATGTGTATGCAGATAACAACGCACCGCAGAAATGGCTACGTTCATGGAGAGCGTTACCTAGCGGTCAAAACAACTTGAAGCGTACCGCACAGCACAGTCTACAATTAGAAATTGAGTCAGGCGTAGGTTTAAACTTAGGTCAAGGTAACGACCCTCAAGTAATGCTACGATGGTCCGATGATGGCGGTCATACGTGGTCTAACGAACATTGGAAGTCAATGGGTAAGATAGGTGAATATGGCTACCGTAACATTTGGCGTCGTCTAGGGATGACACAAAAGCTACGTGATCGCGTGTACGAAATATCAGGAACTGATCCAGTTAAAGTAGCTATTATGGGTGCGGAGTTAATCCTAAATGGCACAAACGCTTAACTACACGCGGATACCTGCACCTAGAGTTTCGCTTGTAGACCCACAGACAGGTGTTGTGGCAAACGAATGGTTTAGGTTCTTTAATAACCTATACTCAATAGCGTACTCAGGAACTAATACAGTTACAGCAGGCACGTATGGCTCTGCTACAAATGTAGCACAAGTAACAGTAAATGATTTTGGTAGCATTACAAACATAAATAATGTACCAATAGCAATTAATGCTAGTCAAGTAGTGACAGGTACATTTAATGGATTAGGTTTTAATAATGGTACAATTGACAATTCTGCTATAGGTAGCGTAACCCCTTCAACGGGGACGTTTACTACAGCTACTGCATCAAAATATGTAGGCATATCAGGGGGAGAGTTTTAATGGCTCAAACAGGTTTTACACCAATACAGATTTATCGTAGCTCGACAGCTAGTGCTGCACCTACATCGGGCGACCTTGTAGCTGGTGAATTAGCTATTAATACGGCTGACGGCAAACTGTTCTACCTTGATAGTCTTAACGCCGTTCAAGTGATTGGCTGGAAGCTAGTGCCTGTATCTGCAGGTGGTACAGGTGCAACAACTTTAACTGGCGTAGTTATAGGTAACGGCACTTCAGCTTTTACAACGGTTGCAGCGCCTAGCGGGGCAATTGTAGGCACGACGGACACACAAACACTTACCAATAAACGTGTTACGCCTAGAGTGATTACTACAACGTCTAGCGCAACACCTACAATTAACACAGATAATACAGATCAATTTGGTTTGACTGCACAAGCGGTTGATATTACTTCGTTCACTACAAACTTAAGTGGTACACCTACAGATGGTCAGAAGCTATGGATTTACATTGTAGGTACAGCGGCAAGAGCAATTACTTGGGGCGCTTCTTTTGAATCATCTACAGCAACACTTCCAACAACAACAGTAACTACCAATCGTCTTGATGTCGGCTTTGTATGGAACGTAGCTACATCTAAATGGCGATGCGTAGCGGTAGCATAGGATAATTTATGGCAAATTGTGCAGTTATACAAGATGGTGTATTAGTCAACATTATTGTGGCTGAAGTTACAGATACTCCACCAGAGGGATGTATTTTGGTTGAGTTGCCTACTTACGATATTGGTTACACATGGGATGGTGTACGCTTTAATCCACCAAAGGTTATTGAGTAATGGCAACTAGATATTGGGTAAATGGTGATGGTACATGGGATGCTACAAACACCGCTAACTGGGATGATTCATCAGGCGGTGCAGGTGGTTTTTCTGCCCCAACATCTGCTGATAATGTTATTTTTGATAATAACAGTAGTTCAGGCACAGTTACTATTGGAACAGGTGCTGTTTGTTTAACAATTACAGGCAATGGTAATCTTGCATTTGCTTTTGGCAGTAACTTTTTAACTGTTGGAAGTCAAAAGGTAACAATATTAACAACAGGAACATCATTTACTACACCTACTGACTGGAATAATGCTTCTAATAATATCTATTTAATAGGTGGTGGTGGCGGTAGTTCAGGTAGAGGAGTATCAGGAAGTAATAGGGCAGGCGGTGCAGGCGGTGGCGGTGGTGGATTTAGACTTCTTTCTAACCAAACAATAAGCGGTGCTATATCTTATGCAATTGGTGCAGGTGGAACAGCTGGTGCTTCTGGGTTTAGTACAGGTGGTACAGGTGGCTCTACTACATGGAACACAATTAATATTGCAACAGGTGGATTAGGTGGTGTATCTACAAGTGTACCTACATCTACAGGTGGTGTAGGTGGTACAGGAACATATACAGGCGGTAGGGGTGGTAATGGTTCTGCAACTACAGTAGCTAGTAGTGGTTCAGGTGGCGGTGGTGGCGGTGGTGCTGCTGGATTAAACGGCAATGGTGGTAATGGCGGTAATGGATTTGGCTCTACAACAACAGCAAATAATGCCAATGGCGGTGGCGGTGGCAATGGTGGCGGTTCTGCTGGCGGTAACGCATCTTCTGCATTATCAGGCGCAGGTGGTAATAACTCATTAGGTTCAGGCGGTGGTGCTGCGGTAACTGGCGGACCAGGAAATACAGGGCGAAATGGTGGCGGTGGTTCTGGCTCTGTAAGTGTAAGTACTGCTGGAACTGGCTCAATGGGCGTAGAAATTCTTGGTGCTTTTGGTTCTGGCGGTGCTAGGGGCGGTGGCATAGGTGCTACATCTACTGGAAATTATGGAGCAGGTGCAGGCGGTAGATATGGCACTACAGCAGGTGCTAACGCAGTAGGCAATGCAGGCGCACAAGGCGCAATTATTATTGTTTATACTGTAGCAGGCGCAGCAGTTAATAGTAACTTTTTCTTTTTGTTTGGATAGGACGCATAATGGCAACTTTAATACCAAAATACACGCAGGTAACAACATCCAATCGGACGATTGCACAGAAGTTTGCTGAGACTATTTCAGTTAAAGACTTTGGTGCTGTAGGAGATGGCGTAGCAGATGATACGGCAGCTATACAAGCAGCGCATAACGCAGCCTATAGCGTTTATTATCCTATCGGAACCTACAATGTAACAGGTAACATTACTATTCGTACAGGAACTAATATTATCGGTAGCGGTGCAGGACAAACTTTAATTTCTTTATCTGCCGCTATGGCTGGTGCAGAAGATGCCGTATTTAAACTTTTGGTTACTGACTTTGTTAACCAACAAGGCGGATTAACTGTTAGCAATATATTTATTAACGGGCAAAATAGATTCGGTCACGCGTTTTACTTGCGTAACGTCCGATTCCCTGTTTTTGAAAACGTTTGGATTTTTAACTTTGATGGCTCTGCAATTGTGTATGATTATTGCGAAGAAGGTTATGCAGACTTTTTAAATATTAATGGATGCGGGCGAACAAGCGGAAATCCTAATGTAACTGCAAACACTACTTTTGGCCAAATTACCTTTTCAAAAACAGCGTCTGCTTTAGGCAACAACAACTTTTTAAGGTTCAATGACTGTACCGTAGCTAATGGACGTTGTTCTGGCGATTTCCTAGTAAAAAATGCTACTGCAAGTCGCATATACATTGAAAATACACAGTCGGAAGTTTCAGGTGCATCAATAGGCAACAGAGATTGGCTTGCCGCTAACGGGCAAGGGGCTATTATTTTTGTAAACGGATGCGATGTAGACGGGTACAGAAATGTTTTTTCTGACGTACAATTCGTTGAATTATTTGCGTCAAATGTACGAGCAGCTAGTACCAATTTTTTAACTGCTTCAAATGGAACGGGCGGCGCAAAAATATCAAACTGTACAGGAGAAAACATAACTACAACTTCTGTTGGCGGATACCTTATTGAAAACAGCACGTTTACTAACCTTACCTTTAATTTTATTGCAGGAAAAAACATAGTTAACGGCATTGTTGCAACTAGCCTTACAATTGCAGACGTTGGCGCATCCGCAAACTTAATACTTTGTGACTCTAATTTTTCAGGTAATTTTAGCTCTACCGTAAACGTTCTTGTCCCAATTAGGGCGTCGAATGTTATTGTAGGGGGCAACTTAAGTATTACATCAAGCGGCGGGGTTTTTGTTGATACAGTCACAACTGGAACTGTATCTGTTTCAGCAGATAACTATTATCAACCAACGCAATATAGAAATATTCAAATTCTTTCAGGTACTGCAGCCCCAACTACAGGTTTTTACAAAGTTGGATCTATTGTTTACAACACCGTGCCTACTGCAGGGGGGACTATAGGGTTTGTTTGTACCGCTGACGGCTCTCCTGGCACTTGGAAAACATTTGGTGCAATATCTGCATAAGGTACAACATGAAAAAATTAACTGAATTACTATCAAACCCACGTATCCCTGTACCGCTTGACAAGCAAGCGCACTTTAATTCAGGTGGTATCTTGGCGCTTATAACATACTTTTTTATCGGTTACTATGCTTTATTGCTAGTAATGGTGGTAGCTTTTGCAAAAGAGTGGTATGATTATCAGCATCCAACAATCCATACTTGCGATTTTTATGATTGGTTAGCCACGGTACTAGGCGCTGTCGTTACATTAGGAGTGATTTATGTCTGTTAACTTATCCCCGTTAGGCGGCGCTGGCGCACAGTTCTTCAGCAATAATGGCGTTCCACTTTCAGGTGGGTTACTGTACACTTATTCAGCAGGGACATCAACCCCTGCTACAACCTATACATCTTATACTGGGCTGACTGCGCTTGCTAACCCTATTGTACTAGACTCAGCAGGCCGAGTGCCTACAGGTGAGATTTGGTTAACGGATGGCGTTAGCTATAAGTTTGTGCTTAACTCCGCGACAAACGTGCTAATTGCTACATGGGATAACCTTACAGGCATAAATTCTAATTTCGTTCCTTTTGTACAGCAAAAACAAACGTTTACAGCTACAGCAGGACAGACTGTATTTACGTTGACTACCATGCAATATGTTGTAGGCGTTAATAATTTAGCGGTATACGTAAACGGTAGCAAACAAATAGCAGGCGTAAACTATACTGAAACATCGGGTACCGTTATTACGTTCTTAACAGGTCTTAACATTAATGATGTTGTTGAATGTACAACATCTGTAACTACTACAACAAACCCTATTAGTTCAGGAACTACAAGTGCCAGACCTACGGCTAGTGCCACTACAGGTCAGTATTATTTTGATACCACGATAGTTAAACCTATCTGGTGGAACGGTACTATTTGGATATTAGCTACAGGGCTTGCTGCTTAACATGACACAGCAATTAGCTACATCGATGCAGGAAAAAGAATTAGCGTTAGAAGAAGAGAACACCGAGTTAAGTTTAATATTTAAAGATAAAGTAGAAGTTTTGCAGAGTGAGTTATTAAAGATGCCTCAAGCAGACATCAAAACAACGCACAAATTTCTACCTAACGTATACGAACGTACTATAGAAATACCTAAATGGACTGTGCTAACTGGCGCAGAACATAAAACGCCATACAAAGTAAGGCTTGACAAAGGTACAATAGCAGTCAATACAGACGATGGAATTAAAATATTGACCGCACCGTTTGAGTTTGACGCACCTGCGGGTGTACAACGTGTAGGACGCGTGTTTGAAGATGAAGTTGTTTGGACTGACATTTACGACAACCCAGACAACTGCACCGACATTGCAGAACTAGAAACTAGACTGTATGTCGTACCCAATTGTGGACTAGGCGAGAATAGAGTAGCGTTACAGATACAAGCTGATCGAGATGACTACGCACTATTCATCTCTCAGTTAGGCGTGACGCAAGACGTGATGGATGAGATTGTTACTAACACTACAGATTTAGTTGAGATGCCTGAAGAGTATGCGGTTGAACTGCGAGACTCTAGCATCCACGGCAAAGGTCTATTCGCACTAAAGTTTTTTGAAGAAGGCGATGTTGTGTGTGCAGGCAGATTAAACGGCAAAAGAACGCCAGGTGGCAGATACATTAATCATTCTTTTAACAGTAACATTACGCCAGTAAAAATAGGCGATGATATTTTTGCAGTAGCTAAACGTAAGATTTATCCCAATGAAGAGTTAGTCGTTGATTACAGAGCTTCTATGCGGGTTAACTTTGGGATTATGATTGAAGGAGAAATACCATGTCAGGATGGGTAGCAGGTGCCGTAGTAGGTAGTGCAGTTATTGGCGGCGTAATGTCGTCTAATGCAGCAACGGATGCGGCAGATACGCAAGCCGCCGCAGCCAATCGTGCGGCAGACCTTGAATATAAAATGTTTCAAGAGAATCAGGCTACACAAAAGCCGTTTCTTGAGGCAGGACTTAAAGGTCAAAATAGATTGTTAGACTTGTTAGCGCTTAGCGGTAACACGGGCGCACAAGGATACGGTTCAATGGCCAAAAATTTTGGCATGTCAGACTTTGAACAAGACCCTGGCTATGCGTTCCGTATGTCTGAAGGACTTAAAGCACTTGATCGTACTGCAGCATCACGCGGCGGTATGTTGTCAGGCGCAGCGTTAAAAGGCGCTACGCGTTACGGTCAAGACATGGCCTCTCAAGAGTATCAAAACGCGTACAACCGCTATAACACTAACCGCGCAAACATCTTGAACCCTCTACAAAGTCTTGCAGGTCAAGGCCAAACGACAGCCAATACGCTAGGTACGGCAGGGCAAAACTATGCAACTAACGCAGGTAACGCGTACATGGGTGCAAGTAATGCTGCTGCGTCAGGTTACGTAGGTAGCGCTAATGCGTGGAACCAAGCACTTGGCGGTGCAACTAACTACTTTACGCAAAACCAAATGATGAACCGAATGTTCCCTAGCGCAGGCGTTGCAGCGCCTAATGTTCCTGCGGCTTATAACGCATTACCTAGATATGTTGCTTAAGGATTAAATCATGCCTATAGATTCAAATATTGCTTTAGGGGTTAAACCAATCCAATTAGAGTCGCCTATTAATCAGATGTCTAATGTATATGCTTTGCAAAACGCAGCGCAATCTAATCAGCTTAATCAGATGAAGATGGAAGAATATAAGCGTGGTTTGGCTGAATCTGAAGCATTTAAGAGAAATATGCTTGGTGTAGATGCTAATACACCTGAAGGTCAACAATCAATCTATAACAACCTTTTACGTACAGGCAGAATAGATGATGCGACTAAGTTTGCTAAAAACATTGTTGAGACTAAGAATTTAGGGCTTACAGGTCAAGAGACGCAAGGTAAAATAAATAAACAAAAGATGGAGCAACGCCAAGCTACATTGCGTGATACATCGCGTAACCCTTCTGACGCAAATTTAACCGCGCACGTAGAAGATATATTGTTGTCTCCTTTGTATTCTGCTGAAGAAAAAGCCGCATCGTCACGTATGCTTACACAATTATTGGCTATGCCAATCCCTGAACGTCAAGCTTTCTTAGCCAGTCAAGGTGCGTCTGCATCTGATTTGAAACCTAATATCCAAATGCAAAACATAGGTGGATCATCTAACGTATTATCTGTACCTGCATACGGTGGCGCGCCTACAACATTAAGCTCTACTAAAATGACGGCGTCGCCAGGTGAGATAATGACCGCAGCTACAGCTAAAGCTGGTCAAGATATTACTAAGCGTGGTCAAGACCTTACTAACGCACGTGAATTGCAACGTATTGAAATTGAAAAAGGTAAAAACTCACCTGAGTACATTGCAACGGAAGCTAGAATGAAAGAGCAAGGCAAAGGCCAAGCTAAATTTGAAGCGGCTGCACCTCAAGCTATTGCAACTGCTGAACAGATGCTTACAAAAATTGATGATATGGTAGGTAAGCCAGCTAAACTTAATGCTAAAGGTCAAGTAGTAGAAAAAGGTACTGCAGCGCACCCTGGCTTTAAAGCAGCCGTAGGCGCATCATCATTATTACCTACAATGCCTGGCAGTAAAGCAGCAGACTTTGAAGCGCGCCTAGATGAAATTAAAGGCGGTGCGTTCTTGGAAGCATACAATACGCTTAGAGGTGGCGGTTCAATTACTGAAGTTGAAGGTCAAAAAGCAACGCAAGCGATTACACGTATGTCTACAGCGCAAAGTGAAAAAGAATTTATTGATGCTGCTAGAGATTTCCAAAATGTTATTCGTACAGGTATTAAACGTTCTAAAGAAAAATTGGGTTCAGGCGGAACTGATGTTGACGCACTTTTAGAAAAGTATAAATAATATGGCTACTCTTGATCAGTTAAACGCTGCGTTAATAAAAGCTGATGCCGCAGGCAATGTCGAAGATGCAAAAGCATTTGCGTCTGAAATACGTCGCATGCGAGCAGAACCTACAACCATTAAAGCACCTGTCGTCAACGTAGGCAGGCAACCAGATGCAATCCCTGAACGCGACATGATGCAAAAGTATGGCTATCCTGTACTAGAGACAGTATTGCCTGTCGTTGGCGGTCTTGTTGGCGCTGTACCTGGCACCGTAGCAGGGCCAGCAGGCACGCTTATTGGCGGTGCCGCAGGATCAGGACTAGGTTACGCTGCGGCAAAACAATTAGAAAATATATACGAAGAGCAGACAGGTAAAGCTAAACCTGAATCTTTAGCAACTAAAGCTTCTCAAGCAGGTATGGATGTTCTTACAGGCGCTGCATTTGACGTAGGCGGTAGATTAATATTACCGCCTTTAGCTAAAGCAGCAGGCTGGATATGGGATGCTGCATCAGGCAAACTTATTCAAGTTAAAGCAGGTAAGATTATTCGTGAACTTGCAGGTGACGCTGTTGATGCAGTTCGTAATGCGGCGGCAAGTGCGCCAAGTAACTTAACCGCAGGTCAAGCAACTGCAAACGTTACTGCGCCTGCAGTTCAAACATTACAATCGCGTATGAACGCAAGGAATATTAATGAATCTACTAGATTAGCTGAACAAGAAAATGCAGCAAATCTAAATCAACTTCAAACCTTAGCTGGCGGTTCTACGCAGACAGCATCTAAAAATACACAAGCAGCAGCTAAAAATGCACTTAATGCTAGACTAATTCCTGCACTTACAACTGAACTTAACGCCGCTAACATTGCAGGCCAAGAGTTACCTAGACTACAAGGTGAAGCCGATAGGTTTGCGCAAGCCGCAGCTAATAAGGTTGAAGATGTGCGTAGGTTTACAGCAGCAGGTGAACGTGCGGGTGAACGCGCAGCTAACACGGTGACGGTTGCAGGTCAGCCTCGCGTACCTGGTAGATACACTTACATGGGTGAACTAGAGAAAAAAGCGGAAGTTGAAACAGCTAAAGCTGCAGAAGGTTCATTAACGTTTGGCAACGCTTCGCGTTTTTACCAAGCAGGCGTAGACAGTCTTGCTGCGCATGGGCTAAAACCACTCAAGTCAGACGCAATTATTGCAAGCGTATCTCGTAAAGCTAACGACCCTGCTTACGCAGGTAATGACTTAGTTGAAGGTGCGCTAAAAAATGTTATGGATGACATTGCTAAATGGACTAAAAATGGCGGCGTGATTGACGCATGGGCTTTAGATAGCATCCGTAAAAACTCTGTTAATGCTGCCGTTCAACGCTTACGTCCAGGTATGGATCAAACTGCGCAAAAGAACGCTGCGGCTGAAGTTATTACGCAAATTAAACCTATTCTTGTTGACGCCATTGAAGGCGCTGGTGGTACAGGCTACGGTAAGTATTTGGCAGATTACGCGGTAGGACGTCAAGCAATTGCACAAACTAAACTTGGTGCAAAAGCAATGAAATTATACGAAGAGTCACCAGATAAGTTTATTGCATTAGTTGAAGGCCAATCACCAGAAGCGGTAGAAAAAGTTTTTGGTAAAGGTAGCTACAACATTGCTAAAGAGATGAGCTATGAGGCTTTCTCAAAACTTAAAGGCATATCATCTACGCTTCAACGCAATCAATCAATGGCTGAACAAGCGGGTAAAGGCGCTGAAAAATATGGCGAAACACTTAGAAATAGCTTAGGGTTATTTAGAATACCTAACATTTTAAGTCCTAAAGTTGCGGTGACTAATGAAGCATTAAGTGTGCTAGAAGGTAAGATTAATACCAAAGTAATGAAAACATTAGAAGAAGGTATGCAGTCAGGTAAGTCCTTAGCTAAACTAATTGATACCTTACCTGCTGAAGATAGAACCTTAATTTTACGTTTACTTAAATCTAGGACAGGTACACGTGCAGCAACCTTTGGTACTAACGCATTAGCTAGAGACCCTTCATTAGATACAGAAGCATACAATAACCGTAACGCATTAGCACAATAGGACTTTATCATGGACGATCAAACAACGCGACTGAATAGAATTGAAGAGAAGCTGGATAAGGTTGGCGAGGCAATCATCTCTTTGGCCCGTATGGAAGAACGCATGATTACATTATTCAGACGCATGGATAACTACGATCAGAATCAAACTGCAATCGAAGGCAGAGTAAACAAGATTGAAGTTGCACACGCAAGCAGCGCATGGGTTGAGCGTATCGTATGGCTGATCGTAGGTGGCCTTGTCATGGGGACTATCTATTTTGGTAAATAGCCGTAATCTGTCAGACCTTCATCCTAGAGTTAAAACGCTATGTGAGCGATTCATATTTTCATGTGCAAAGCAAAACATTGACGTTATCATCACGTCAACCTATCGTGACGCAGAAAGCCAAACAGCCCTCTACAGTCAAGGGCGCACAACACCAGGTAAGATAGTCACTAATGCTAAGGCAGGTCAGTCGTTCCATAACTGGCGTGTAGCGTTTGACTTCTGTCCGATTGTCAACGGTAAATGTCAATGGGATAACAAAGCGCTTTTTACCGCTTGCGGAATCATTGCAGAAGAGCTAGGCTTGGAATGGGCTGGCAGATGGACTGGCAAGTTGCGCGAACAAGCTCACATACAGTATACTAATGGATTGACTATTCAAGACTTTCAAAATGGAAAAACTATACAAGCATAAAACATGTGAGTTCTGTAAAGCTGATTTTTTTGTTGATGATGCCCCTTCACATGCTAATAGACGTAAGTATTGTTCTAGAAAATGCAGTAATGGCGCTAATGCAATTAAAAAGTCTAGCGGATTATCTAGACCTGAGTACGAACGTAACTATTGGGCTAAACCTGAAAATAAAGAACGCCAGCGCGTAAATAAAGAACGTAATAGATTACGTCGCGTAGAAGGGCTTGGTGAAGCGTATGTTAGATTAATGCTTAATAGATGTAAAACTAGAGCAAAAATAAAAAATATGGAGTTTAATTTAACTCTTGAAAATATTACCATACCAAAAGAGTGTCCTATATTAGGTATTCCTTTACTTTATATAAAAGGTAGAGGCGGCCATTGGAACTCTCCGTCATTAGATAGAATAGATAATAGTAAAGGGTATATACTAGGAAATGTTCAAGTTATATCTAGACGCGCAAACATTATTAAAAATGACGCTGCACTTGAAGAAATAGAAAAAGTATATTTATTTTTACGGGACAAAACACTATGAAGCAATGGTATAAATCTAAGGTCCTATGGTTTAACTTTATCATTGGTGTAGGAGCGGCATGTGAAGCATCTCTTAATATTGTGCAAGGCTATTTTGATCCTCGTGTATATTTCGCTATTGTTGCCCTTGTGTCTGGCGTTAATATGGCTCTACGTTTTATATCTACAACTAAACTCACCAAATGAATCTATTGATACTATATTGGAAACAGATCGCCGTGGCCTGCGCTATCTTAGGCGCTGGTTTACTGGGTTACTATCAAGGCTATGCAGGCGAAAAAGCAAAGTTTGATGCGTTCAAGCTAGAATTAAGCATACGTACTGAAGCCTTGCAACAAAAGAATAATGCAATTGTCACCGAACAGAAACAAATTACTTCTAATGTAACGAAGGAATATGCAAATGCTGTCAAGAAACTTAATGCTTACTATGCTGCTCACCCTACTATTAAATGGATGCGCAACACAGATACCCGTGACGTGTCCGACATTTCCGACACCACCGAAAGCATTGATGGAAAAACCGAAAGCGATGTACCTAGTACCGTCAACGCTAGTCCCTTAGATTGCGCGTCTGACGTCTTACAATTGCTACACTTACAAGAGTGGGTTAGAGACCAAGAAAATGTTAATCGATGAAGGCTTAAAGACTTACGCAACAGAACGCCAAAAAGAATATATAGACGCAGTTAACGAATACGGTGGAATTAGATCTGCCGCTAGATCACTAAACATTAATCACAGCGCAATTGTAGAAGCTTTTAGCTTACTACGTCGCCGTGCTGCCACAAGCGGATACGCACCTGAGCAAGACATGGTGCGCCCTGTACCAGAGCCGTTCATTGTTAGAGGTGTGTCAACCTATTACAACGCTGAAGGTAAAGCGTCAGGTCAATGGGTCAAGTCTAAGATAGACGACAGCAAACTAGAGGAAACAATTAGACAGTTTGTATTAACTCTAGCTGAAGGCGTAAAAGGTCTAGCGCCCTTAATAGAAAAACCAAAACTAAACAGGTCAGATGTTATGACTGTTATCCCTATGGGTGATCCGCATTTCGGATTACATGCTTGGCATCAAGATGCGGGGGATGACTTTGACTTAGAGATTGCAGAGCGATTAACTTGTAATGCAATTGACAGACTGATTGCAAGCTCGCCTGATTCTGAAACGGCAATGTTGCTTAACTTAGGCGACATGTTTCATGCAGACAACCAAAAGAATGTAACTAACTCAGGCCATCAACTTGACGTTGACGGACGCTGGGCAAAGGTACAGCAGATTGGGCTTCGCGCCATGATTTACTGTTTACAACAGTTACTAAAAAAACACACTAAAGTAATATTTAGAATTAACAAAGGCAACCATGACGGTCATTCATCTTACGCGTTAGCGTTAATGATTTCATGTTACTTCCATAACGAGCCTAGAATTGAAGTAGACTTGTCACCTGCTGTATCTTGGTACTATCAGTTTGGTAAAGTTTTAATCGGGTCTACGCATGGCGACACAATCAAAGGTAGAGACATGTTGTCTATCATGGCTGCGGATAAGCCAGTCCAATGGGGCGAATCTAAATTTAGATATTGGTATGTCGGACATGTACACCATAAAGAAGTAAAAGAATATCATGGCGGTACAGTAGAATATTTTAGAACACTTGCAGCTAGAGATGCTTGGCATCAAGGACAAGGTTATCGTGCGGGTCGAGATATGTGTGCTATAATTTTACATAAAGAGCATGGTGAAATTGAACGTCACACTTGTGACATTGGCTTAATAGAGGAGTAACTATGTCTGAACGCACACCTGAAGAAATTTGTGAGGACCTATTAGGCCAAACAATTGAAGAAATCGAAGTTGATTATGATACTGAACTAATCACAATCACCACTAACATGGGCAGAATTGAATTTAGTGGTGACGGATTAGAAATGTATGTTGAAACTGACGAATATGACTCTTAAATCGATTTTTTATTAAAATCGGTAGATTTTCGGCTTCTGCAATCGACGTATAACGCGAGAAAAGAGTGGGGTTAAGGCTACCATAGCCCCACACATGCTAAACCCTGCCAAAAAAGCAGGGAAGTAGCAAATCGCGTATTCAGTCAAAGTTAATGCGTAATTCATCTATATCTACCTCTATTTCACGGTCATCAGGCATTTTTACCATAGCAGTAGTGGGAAAGTGACCTGACCTTAGCACTTCAACGACACATTCACCTTTATTCCACCAACACCATTTTTGTAGCTGCACTTTTTGATCTCTCATTTTTACCACCCCAACTGATTAAAGCCACTAGAAATACTTACCGTGGTGTATTTACGTGTTTTCTTTGGTGACGCAATCGGGTAGTCTAATAAACGATAAACACCTGGCGGGTCCTCTTCGCGTTTTCGCTTTGTAGCAACTGATCCGCCAAACCGTTGAACTGTTTCTTTAGCTAACTGTTCTGCAGTTTTAGGACTGTAAGGCATATCAGGGTTAGCATAATACTGTGACACCATGATAGCTTTAACTCTACGTTCTTCAATCTTATCTTTATGTAGCTTGATGTAGCCTTTATCAATCAAGCGTTGTAGATGGTTGCTCAACTGATCTTTACTTAAGTTAAACGCCTGCATCAGCATACGACGTGTCTGAGGCTTTTCTGCCATAAGATTATACATTGATTCTTTTAATCGTTCATACTTTAACTGGTGTTCATAGCTCATTTTTTGCCTCTTCCTGTACTTGTGCGCCTATCTTTTCTAGCACACCGTCACTTAGTAGCGTAGTGATGTCAACCGCAGAATCAGTTAACTCAATAGCAATAATGTCAACGTAAGTCGCTGCAGGGCTGTCGCCAGTTCCTAGCGGATCACGTTCAACTTCTACGTCTGCGTAAACATCTAACTCGATGCCATAAACTTTTACTGTGTATAAACCCATGATTTTAATTTTCTCCATAATTTAGTTAAATAACTTGGTTCTTCGTAAAGCGGAATCCAAGGCGTAGGGTCTACGTGACCGAACTTAAAGTTTTGCTCACTCCAAATCTCACGATTGTTCATGGGCGTACTGCTCCTTTCAATATCTCTACACGTTCACGTGCAGCACGTAAGATAGTGTAGCGTTGATGTAAACGTTGTAGCATAGAGATACGCTTCTCGCCTTCACGCTCGTTGTTTAACAAAGCTAACACTTCATCCTCGCTTAACGTAGTAAGCTGCGCATTAAGTGATCGCCAATTCAATCTAGTCATTAGTAAACCTTTCCAGAAAATACATGTGTGATACCACCAACATCTTTTATTTCTACTGTACATCCGTATCGGTCTTTGTTAACCAATGCGACTGTATATGCGCCCACTATAAAGCTTAAAAATAGGCATGTCAAGAATATCTTTACATCATTCATTATCTGTCCTTACTGTTGTCAGGGTATTCGTCTAACTCGTTGTATAACTTAATCTCATAGTTATCAACAATAATGTCGCCATCAAAGTTAAGGCCAGACGGGTTCCAATCGTAACGATCATGTGCAGGTTGTTCTAGTGCTTCTTTGCAAGCGTTAATTGCTTCAATCGCCATCTTTAATGCTTTGTCTTTAGTCATGATTCTTTTCCTTTAATGCTTGTTCAATAGCACGAGCAATGCCAAAAATACTTGGAAAAGTAACAGGTATTTCAAGCACAGCTTTTGTTATATCATCATCCGTTAATCCTTGCCATTGATGGGGGTGGGTTCGTGGTACTGTTGCAACTGCAAGTGCCGAGTTAAAACGATTTTCTTGCGCTGGTTGTTCTAGTGCTTCTGCAATAGTGCTTCTTACTCGTTTAATTGTTTGTAGGCACACATCATCAAACCCATCAAAATTTTCAACGTCTGCAATAACGCCATCTAATTCATATCCAGCCATTTTTAATGCTTCGTCTTTAGTCATGATTCTTTTCCTTTAATGCTTGTTCAATAGCACGGGCAAAATACATAGTGTCGCTATTAGTAATCCAATTATGATGCAATTTTACTATCTCATCATCCGTTAATCCTTGCCATTGATGAGGGTGGGTGTTATTTAATTGATAACGTAATTTAACAACTTCTTCAGGTGTCCAATCTGCATCACAAGTACATTCGCCTTGATAATAAGCAAAGCACTCACAATCTTTGCCATCACAATGCTTTAACGCTTCTTCCAATTTTACAGGTTCTTGCGCTGGTTGTTCTAGTGCTTCTTTGCAAGCGTTAATTGCTTCAATCGCCATCTTTAATGCTTTGTCTTTAGTCATGCAATTCTCCTTTATAGTGGTCATAATGTTAGCTTTTACCTACATATCATCCATTACAATACATAATCTAGTCATGTTAGTTCTTCCATCGCAATATCAGAAATAGCCCGTTTATCATGCAGGGCTGCCCATATACGTTCGTCAACGGTTTTATTTGTCAACATCACGTAACACCATACATCATGCTTTTGTCCGCTACGGTGTAAGCGGCCTATCGTCTGTTCATAAAGCTCAAGGCTCCAGGGCAACGATAGGAATACAATCTTACTACCGCCATGCTGTAAGTTGAGGCCATGACCTGCAGACTTAGGATGCACTAGCAGTAGTTCTACTTTGCCATCGTTCCAACGGGTGATGGCATCGTCATCGTCTAGCGTTACAGCCTTGGGATAACGTCGCTTAAGTTCTGCTAACTCCTCTTTAAATGCGTATGCAATGATGGTGTTAGCGTGTTGGTTCTCTTCTAGCAGTTCATCAAGCCGATCAAACTTATGCTTGCTAAACCATGTCGGTACGGCATCTGCGTCATAAATAAAACCTGACGCCATCTGTTGTAGCTTAGATGTCACCACGGCAGCGTTGACTGCAGCAATCTGTGTGTTACCAAACTGAACGACAAAGTCTTTCTTCATCTTCTCATACGGCAGTCTGTCGTCCATGTCACAACGTAGCTCTACTGTGTGCAGTAGTGGCAGTTTGTCTTTATACTCGCCAGCGTCTAGCACAAAGGTGGCAGGCTTAATAATCTCCATGACCTGCTCAAGTGCGTTAGGTCTTGGCACCCAGTCACCGTATTCTTTATTGATTAAGATAAAGTGCTGTTGCATGAACGCACCCTTGCTACGCCCTAATATTGTTTGATCCACAATCTTACATTGACCGAACACATCCTCTAGGCCGTTGCTAGTAAAGCTACCTGTCAAGCCCCAGCGTATGTTGATTTTGTCTAATAGTTTTGACAGCGCCTTGAAACGTGCGCCTGACGGGTTCTTTAGCCTGGTTAATTCATCAAACACAATGCCGTCAATGCCATTCAAATTATGTACAGATTGCAAATTATCGTAGTTCAGCACCACAATATCTGCGTCAGACGCAAATGCTGCGTCACGATGCTTAGGCGTACCGACAGCCACAACGAGCTTAAGCTTAGGCGCCCACTTCGGTTGCTCGACAGGCCACACGTCAGTACAGACGCGCTTAGGTGCTAACACTAAGAAGCGTGTCACTACCTCAGCCTCGATAGCGTCTTGCATGGCGGTGAGCGTGATGGCGGTCTTACCTGCACCAACTGGCGCTAAGATCATGGCACGATCATGTTCATACAGGAAGTCAGCCGCCGTGTCTTGATAGGGTCGTAGCTTTAGCCCACTCATCTATATCATCCTTATTCCATAAACATGCGTAATGTTGATTGAGCCTCTGCATGTCAGACGCAAATAGTTTTTGCAGTTCTGACAGCTTACCGCCCTCTGTTTTTATTTCCACAAACCATGTCTGACCGTTAGGCAGACAGGCTATACGATCAGCTACACCCCGATGCGCTGGCGATGTGAACTTGTAGCTTTTGCCGCCTAACTGCTCGACTACTTTTTTAAAGTATGCTTCAATTTGTTTTTCTAACATAAGCACACATTACTTACCCTTTTTCTATGTGTCAAGCAATTTATTATTAAATTAAATGTTGACATACTAATTTTATGTATGCTAATCTGCAAACTCAATAGCTAATCTAAAGGAAATTAAAATGGACTTAAAACCTAAAGAACCACAATATTTGTATGTGTATAAAGATGCTCAACATCAAATTACCTTTACGGATAATCCGCCGCACCCTGCACTTAATATGTGGAGCATAAAATTAATAGGCAAAATTAAACTGGAGAATGTATAATGCAACACTCTTCAGTCGTAGGCGGTTCAACCGCTAAACGTGTTATTGCCTGCCCTGGCTCAGTCGCACTCTGCGACAAGATGCCACCACGTCCTTCTAACAAGTATGCAGACGAAGGCACCCTACTACATAATGTCATTGCAGAAATACTTGACAAAGGCCACGCGCCAGAGCATTACCTTGGCACCGTGTACGAAGGTCAAGTATTAACGCAAGACCTGATTGACAACAAAATCAAACCTGCGCTTGATGCGTTAGATGCAATTGACCCTGACAAGCAGATGGAGTATGCCGTTGAGACGCGCGTTGGCTTTGGCGACTTCTTACCAAACGTATTTGGCTCTACCGACTTCTTAGGTCGTATCGGTGACACAGCCTATGTATTAGATTGGAAGTTCGGTGACGGTGTAGCTGTTGAGGTTGAAGAGAACCCTCAGCTTATGTTCTACGCTGCCGCTGCCATGCGTACTAAAGAAGTGTCATGGGTGTTTGATGGCGTAACATCTATCGAGATGATTATTGTGCAACCGCCAGCCGTTAAACGTTGGACCACAAACCCTAATCGTATCAAACTGTTTGAGCAGTCATTAGCCCTTGCAGTCCGTCAGTCACAAGCGCCTGATGCTAGACTTAATGCAGGTGATCATTGTCGTTGGTGTGCAGGCAAGCCTATCTGCCCTCAGATGACTGGCGCTGTTGACCGTGTGTTGCACACTAAGTTAGATGCGTTGCCTGTTGAACAAATAGGTGTATACTTGCAAAACGCCGACGTAATTGAACAATGGATCACAGACTTACGTGCGTTAGCTTTCCAAATACTAGAGGCAGGTAAACCTGTCCCAGGCTATAAGCTAGTTGCCAAACGTGCGACTAGACAATGGGTCAACGAAGAGGATGCGAAGTCTGCACTTCTTAAAGACCTACCAGAATCTGACATAATAGAGACGACGTTAATCTCACCAGCTAAAGCTGAGAAGGTGCTTAAAAAACACGGTCTCACTTTACCTGAAGGGACAGTCGTCGCTATTAGTTCAGGTAGTACGCTGGCAAACGAGGATGATCCTCGCCCAGCATTGTTGCAAATCGGACAGCAATTGACCGCTGCCCTTAATAAAATCATCTAAAGGAAATTAAAATGTCTAATATCGTAACTTTTTCACAAGCAAATCTACCAGCAGTATCTTCTTTAAGCACAGCCTTACGTTCACTAGAGAACGATGTATCGCCAGCAGGCGTTGCTATTCTTAAGATGGACAAGACGGGTCATTGGGTGTTTGGTGCAGATCAAACAGAAGTCGAAGATGACGCTACATGGGCTGTTAATCCGTTCTCATTCATTCATGGCTTTATCGCATGGGGTGATGGCGACGTATTAGGTGAGAAGATGGTGTCAGTATCACAGCCGTTGCCTGAGCTTGATGGTGCGCCGCCTGCAGCTAAACGCGGATGGGAGACGCAAGTAGGTCTGTCATTGAAGTGCATCTCTGGCGAAGATAAGGGTTTAGAAGTTCGCTTCTCTACTACATCTGTCGGCGGTAAACGTGCAGTTCAAGCGTTAGCAGTAGCCATTGCTAATCAAGTAGAGGCAGATCAGACTAAGCCTGTCCCTGTTATCTATTTGAAGAAAGAGCATTACCAACACAAGTCGTATGGCAAAATCTATACCCCTGTCTTTGAAATTAAAGAATGGGTAGGTATGGATGCTGAAGCTTCAGGCGAGACTGCTGAAGAAGAGGCACCTGCTGAAACTACACGTCGTCGTCGTTCAACATAATGTTTGAACTCTGGAAGGATATTCCAGGCTATGAAGAACGCTACCAAGTAAGTAATCTTGGTAGTGTTCGTTCATTTGCTAGGTATAAAGACGGTAGACTTTTAAAACCAGGCAAAGCTAGTCATGGCTACTATACTGTAAGTTTTGGGCGTAACAACTCAAAGACTGTACATAGCTTAGTAGCTTTAGCTTTTATTGGCCCATGCCCCAAAGGAATGGAAATACTACATATTGATGGATCACGTACAAATAATGCGCTTTCAAACTTGCGTTATGGAACACGTACAGAAAATATATTAGATGCCATTAAGCACGGGTCATGGAATATGCCTAGCCGTATTGCGGGTGGCAATAAAGGTCGCGCATCAAGGTGGGGTGCTAAATGACAATACTTTGGTGTGATTTTGAAACAAGAAGCCGCTGCGACTTACCTAGTCGCGGCGTCTACAACTACGCTCAAGACAGTAGCACCGATGTGCTATGTATGTCCTATGCGTTTGATGATAGTGACGTCATTACATGGACACCAGATATGCCGTTCCCCGAAGAGGTACGTAACTTCAAGGGTCAAATACGTGCGCACAATGCGACGTTTGAGCGCCTAGTCTTTTGGTATGTCTTACAGATTAACTTTGATTTAGAACAGTTTTATTGCACAGCTACACAGGCTCGTGCTAACTGTGCGCCTGGCTCACTAGAGGACGTTGGACGTTTCTCAGGGGCCACGATGCGTAAAGACCACCGTGGTAAGCAGTTGATCAGACTGCTATCACTCCCTCGTGCTGACGGCACGTTTAATGATGACCCTACCTTGATGGCTGAAATGATTGCCTACTGTGAGCAGGACGTTAAAGTCATGCGCACTATCTCACAGAACTTACGCGACCTATCAGACCAAGAACTTGCAGACTATCACGTTAACGAACGTATCAATGACAAAGGTGTGCTGCTAGATAAAGACCTTGCCGACTCTGCTATACGCTACGCTAGTATAGAGCTAGAAGAGATTGAGCGTATCGTGTCTGAGGTAACGAAGGGCGCTATCACGTCAGTACGCTCACCGCGCATGCGCGAGTGGGTGCAAGAGCGTGTTGGCCCTGAAGCCCTCAAGCTAATGACGCATATTAAAGATGGAGACAAGAAGATGTCTATTGACAAATCCGTTCGCGCTAATCTGTTACTGTTAGCCGAAGAGAACCCTGACGAAGTGCCAGCCGATGTTGCTGACGTTATCCAATGTGCTGACGATCTATGGGCATCATCTGTCGCTAAGTTCAACCGCCTATCCCAGCTCGCTGACGAAGAGGACCACCGTGTACGTGGTGCGTTTGTGTTTGCAGGCGGTAGCGCTACAGGCCGTGCGTCTAGCTATGGCGCTCAGGTTCACAACTTCACACGTAAGTGTGCTAAAGACCCAGAGGCTGTTAGACATGCCATGGTGCGAGGTCATGCGATTGTGCCGACATACGGCAGACGTATCACCGACGTGCTAAAAGGTATGCTACGTCCTGCGTTAATTCCTGCTAAGGGTAAGTCCCTCGTTGTTGCCGATTGGAACGCGGTAGAGGCTAGACTGACCCCTTGGCTATCCAATGATCCACGTGCAGAAGAGGTGCTAGATGTTTTTAGATCAGGTCGTGATATTTATATTAGAGAAGCAGCGGCAATATTTCACCAAGCCGAAACGGACATTACGCCAGACAAACGCCAAATTGGAAAAGTGGCAATATTGTCATGCGGCTTTGGCGGTGGTGTGGGTGCTTTTGGTGCTATGGGCCGCAATTACGGCATTATACTTACTGAATCAGATGCTAAACGTACAGTCGATGCTTGGCGTCGCGCAAACCAATGGGCTGTTAATTATTGGCAGTCACTAGAGTCTGCCTACACACGGGCGATGCGTAACGTTGGTAAAGAGTTTAGTGTAGGCCGTGTGACCTACTTATACGACGGCGTACATTTATGGTATGCTTTGCCTTCGGGTCGAATACTTTGCTATCCACATGCAAAGCTAGAACCTGAGGGGGTGACTTACGCTAAAGCAGCGTGGAAGCCCTCTGCTGACGCTACCGAGTGGCCTCGAGCTAGATTATGGAAGGGCTTGGCGTGTGAGAACATCACCCAGGCCGTTGCTAACGATTTACTCCGACACTCACTAAGAAACTTAGATGACGTGATATTACACGTACACGATGAGATTGTAATCGAGACCGATAAGCCTGATGAAGTGCTACAACGAATGAGCGATGTAATGTGTACGCCCCCTGAATGGGCTAAGGGACTCCCTTTGTCTATTGAAGCCGAAATAATGACGAGGTATGGAAAATGAGTGAGTTAAATTTCATTGACTATTTAGTAGGGATTGCCCCTGTAGGTGAGACTATTCTTTTAGTTAAACAAAAGCCTTTACTTGATAAGGGCGCTTTGCAATATCATAACGATGGTGCGATCAAGTGTACGTGGCCTGCGTACTTGCCTGAGCAGGCTAAGATTAAGAAGGGCGATGCTTGGTACGCTAACACCGCTTGCTTTATTATGGACCGCTTTGCTGATGGCAAGGTGTCTGCCTCTGCATCTAACTGTGAGCGTGTTGCGTTCATGGTGCTAGATGACGTAGGCACTAAGTCTAAGGTGCCACCGCTGGCGCCTACATGGATTATCGAGACCAGCCCTGCTAATTATCAGTATGGCTATACTTTTGCGTTAGACGATCAACCTCTGAAGGGAGACTTTAGTGCTGCGATTAAAGCTATTGCTGATGCTGGTTTCACGGATGGCGGTGCTATTAACCCTGTCCGTAACTTTAGAGTTGCTGGTAGTGTCAATCTTAAACCTAATCGTGATAATTTTGCTTCTAAGCTAATCGAGCTACACCCTGAGCGTGAGTTCAGTCTACCTCAGATATGTGAAGCGTTACATGTAACACCAGCACCCGCTGACACCGCCTCTATCACGTCTATCAGACTCAAAGACGATGGCGGTGACGATGTCCTGAGCTGGATGAGTGCTAACGGTATGATTGTCACACCTGCTAATGGCGAGGGCTGGATCGGTGTTGTATGTCCTAACAGCGCTAGTCATAGCGATGGTAACCCCGAGGCTAGATACAAGCCCCTAGACCGTTCGTTCTGTTGCTATCATGAACATTGTCAAGACCTAGACTCTAAGACCTTCTTATCATGGGTAGCTGATAATGGCGGCCCTAAACACACTCACGGCTTGCGTGAGGAATTATTGGCGGACGTGATGAACACAGCACTATCTAAGATTGAACCTTCTGATATGTTTACGCATGACGCTGACGACCTAATCGCTGAAGTAGAGCGTAAAGAGTTAGGCCGTATAGAAAAGGCTGACTGGTTCAAGCGCTTTGCCTATATACAAGAGGACGATGCTTACTTCGACCTTATCGAACGTCGTGAGATTAGCCGTTCTACGTTTAACGCCCTATTCCGTCACATTGACTGTCGTTCTATCCACACGGCTGCACGTGTATTGCCTGCTGTGTCCTATGATGAGAACCGCCAGACAATGGGTGCTAAGGCACTTGTTGGTATCACTTATGCTGCTGGTGAGACGGTGCTTGTGTCTCGTGATGGCGATATCTATGGTAACCGCTGGCGTGATGCCCGTCCTACTAACTTGGTTGAGGGTGACATATCCCCGTGGCTAGACCATGCACGTAGCCTAGTGCCTAATGAGGACGAGCTAGCGCATATCCTAGACGTGATGGCCTTCAAGGTGCAACACCCTGAAATTAAGATTAACCACGCTGTGCTACATGGTGGTGATGAAGGCTCTGGCAAGGATACATTTTGGGCGCCTTTCCTATGGGCTGTCTGTGGTGATAACTTGCGTAATCGTGGCATTATGGATAACGATAGCGTGAATAGCCAATGGGGTTATCAATTAGAGTCTGAAGTGCTAATTATCAATGAGCTAAAAGAACCTGACGCTAGTGCTAGGCGTCAACTTGCTAACAAACTCAAGCCTATCATCGCGGCGCCGCCTGAAATGTTACCTATCAACCGTAAAGGCTTGCACCCGTACATGATGCTAAACCGAGTCTTTGTCCTAGCCTTCTCGAATGACCCTGTGCCTATCTCTCTCGCTAGTCAAGACCGCCGCTGGTTCTGCGTATGGAGTCATGCGCCTAGAATGGAACCTAGTGCCGCTGCTAAACTTTGGACGTGGTATAAGGCTGGTGGTTTTAGTGCTATTGCTAACTGGCTTATGCTACGTGATACAAGTAAATTTAACCCTAGCGCCGCGCCTATGATGACGGAATTTAAAGCTAATTTGGTTGAGCATGGTATGAGTATGGCCGAGAGTTACCTTGTTGAGCAAATGCGCGGGCGTATAGGCGAATTTAGCAAGGGCGTTATTGGCAGCCCGTTTCACTCTTTATGTGATCGTTTAGCGGGCAGCGCCCCAAGCGGCGTAAAGATTCCCCAAGCGGCTTTACTTCATGCGCTTAAAGAGGCTGGCTGGATTGATCGCGGGCGCTTAGCAAGTAGCGAATATATGAATAAAAAACATATCTATTGCGCGCCTGAATTAGATAATTATAAAAAGAGTGAATTGCGGCGCATGGTTGAAGTAAATGATCCGCCTAAAATGGTTGTAATTAAATAGTATGGTTTATTTATTGCGCCAGGTATAAACTAATAGTTTAGTTTTAACGTGTAATATTTTACGGATTATTACATACAAGTTATTTTGACGTGAATAGGTTACAGACAAAAGAAAAGGCGCTTATGGGCGCCTTTTGTTTTAGTTTGATAGGATAGCATTAAAGATCGTAAATTATCGCTATAAGACCCGCTATTATTGCAGCCGAGATAAGTATCATATTAGGCCGCCAGCTTGTTTAATTTTAGCCACTCATATACGTATGATTTTATAAGGCCATTCGCGCCGTACTGCAATAATGATCCGCTTTTAAAATCTTTCGGGCGGTCTTTTGTATTGCGCTTAACTTTATACGCGGCCTTAGGGTTTACGCCTTTAAATATACAGGCGTCATCGTAGCTTTCAAAAATTACATGTTCATTTGTATCATGATCAAGTACTTTATACATTTTATTGGCCTCTTAAGTATTGTATAAAATCCGCCTTTGCCGCGCGGGTAGAATAAAAATAGTATTGCTTAGTCACTAAGTAACCATTATGAATTGCGCTTAACACTAAGGCGCCGTTATGTTTATTTTTGCTTACTATAATATCCATTTTATGCTGCCTCTCTTAAATCGTATTGCATGGGGTAATCTCGCGGTTCAATTGTCAAACATATCTGGCTGCAGCCATTTTCTCGGATTGTATGCCGCTCGTACGTTATAACGCCTTTTAGCTCTAAAAATTGGCTTTCGGTAACTTCGCAAATATCTGGTTCATTATCCGCATTAGTGCAATATGAGAAAAATCTAACATTAATATCCATTTTATGCTGCCTCGCTTTCATCATTTAATAATGCTAATAAATCATTTTTAGATATATTGCTTAAATTGCAGCCAGGTATCACGTCATAGCCAGCAAAATAAACAAGCAAATTTACGATCTTTTCGGAATTGATATCATCGGGCTTTAAATTGCTTTCACCAAAATGATTGTTTTCTTGCTCAATTACATAAGCTATGGCCTCAAATGGATCAACACCATGTGCTTTTAGCCATTCTTTAGCTTGATAATATCCGATAATGTAATAATCTTCGTTAAATGCCTCAAAATGAATATCATCATAATCATCACGTTCATCATCGGTATTTAACACGGTTTCAATTAAATGCTGCAATAACTCTTGTTTAATAGATTGATTCATTTTTACACCCCTAATAAAAAGTTAAATAT